GTCCCACAAATTATTAACAACACCGTTGGGGATGACGGTGCCGGTCATTGCGCCGCCACCGTCTTCTTCGTCAGTAAAGCGCTCAGATTTCAGGATTACTACGTCTTCAGGGCTGATGGCCATTACACAGGCTCCACGGTAATTAAATGAATTCGAAGGCGGTAAGGTTCATCCGCGCCGGGGTTTTTATTCGGGAAAAATTGGTCGGCTTCTACGCCGCCTGCTGTCAGATCAATCACAACAGTGTGAGTTGTGTTGTCATTCAGCGTTAAAACGCGCGCCGTATCCGGCGCTGTCTCCAGCAGGGTGCGCAGCGACACAAGCTCTGCGCGTGTTATCACACCGCCTGCCAGCGTGATCGGGCGACCATAACTGAGCGCGGCAATCTGAATATCCAGTGCGCCGTTAACCGCGCGCTGATGCGATGCGGCCCAGGGCTTCCACGTTTGTTCGTTTTCCCAATACAGGGTTTCGGGTAATTGAGTGGCATCTATCAGCATTATGATCGCGCTCCGAATTCTTCCAGGGCATCAAGCAAGTCGTCTTTATTGTTTGCCAGCACTTCTACACGCCTTGTGCCAATTTTGACTTCAACGGTCTGCACTTTATGGGTCTGGCTTTCAGACGTTGTGCTGCTCTGGCGCTGGGCCGTTTGCCGTTTTTCTTCTCGTGATTGTTTAAGTTCGTCAGATCTGACCTGATCAAGCAGCTGAAGCGCTTTTGTGTAGTACTGAATGGTCTGCTGATCATTCCAGGCGCGGGCTTCTTTCAGCTTTGCTTCGTACTCTTCTTTTTTGTTTTTATATTGACGTTCAGCAATGGCTTCCTGATTGCCGTTAAGTCGATCCAGCTCATCCTGCAGGCCATCAACAACGGATTTTGCTGTAGCACGCATCGACTCCAGTTTTTGGTTTGCAGAATCCAGCGCAGACTGAAGCTGGCTTAAGTCTTCTTCGCCCAGAAGGCTCATCCATTGCTGAGCATTTTTGGCTTGATTAATAAACGCCTGATTAACTCCCTGTCCGGATTCCAGTGCGTTGATATATTCCATCGCTTTGAGCTTTTGCTCCTGGTATGCGATCAGCGTTTCGTTTTTCGCCTGGATAACGGAGTTTTTAAAACGGTTTACGCCGGTCGGGTCGAATACCTGAAGATTATCAATGCTGACTTTGCCGAGTTCTTCACGAGTTGCGGCAATAGATTGCTGCAACGCTTCCATTTCGCTGACCGGGCCAGCCGTACTGATGCCGAGTTTGTTGTCGAATGCCGCGCGGGCCTGCTCGCTGAGCGCGGACATTTCATCACGCACACTTTGAAACCATGCTGCCAGGCTTGCGCCAACGGCCTGTACGTCGCGCTCAGAATCTTTCGCAGCAGCGCCCACATCACGGGTTGCTTCGGCGGCTTTCTTCGCGCCTTTTTCGGTTTTGTCTCCGGCTTGCTCGCCAGCGTCGCCGAGTTGTTCCTGATCACCAACGAGTTGCTGCAATTCATCGGCCAGTCCGAGCCGGATAGCTTGCAGGCGTAACTCAGTGCTGATGATGCCTTCGTTTGCTGCGATGGCCGTTTGTGCATAGCGCAGAAATGCCGCCTTTTGATCTTCAATAGGAGCAGCACTATCTACCAATGTCTGGTATGCGTTACGAAGCTCATCTGCCATCGATTGCAGGGCTGCTTTGGAAGTAATGCCAAGACGCCGATAAGCTGCCTCTACAGGCGTTAATGCTTGCGGTTGTTTCTTCGTGGTTTCAACAATTTCTTCTACTGCCTTCGCCGTAATTAATCCCTGGCGCTCCCAGCTTTTTAATACCTCGGTAAGCGCTGCCCGATCGGCTTCGGTTCTGGCGTTACGCCAGGCATTGGTAAAAGCGGTTTCAGTAATGCGGGCAGCAGCATCTCCCGCAATACCGGTTTCCGCCATTTTTCCAGTAAGAAGAGCAAGGTCTTGCAAAGCTGTATTGGTGCCTTTCGTTATGCTCCCTGCCAGCTCTTCTGCAGAAATACCTAAACGCTTAAAGGCATTGTCCTCTGCGGATTGGTACATGACATCAAGGAGGCTTTGCAGTTGATTAAGCGTAACGCCGGTTTTTTTAGCCCCGCCCGCGATCTTATCCATAGCAACTTTAATTGCATCGCCGAATCGGGTGCGCTCTTCGCTACTCAGACCATCCAGAGCGCTGGATAAACCCGTCCGAATTTGCTCGCTGGTCAGCTGCCCTTGCTGCTCTGCACTGCGCAAGCCGATGGCAAATGCGGCCACGCCGCTTTCGCCGTTTTTGAGTGCGTCGAGCAGACTTCCAGACATCACGCTGGCCAGCTTGCTGTTGTCATCCACCGCGACTTGTAACTGCTTATTGACCTCGGCCAGACGCTCGGAAAGTTGTTGCTCGGTGTACGCCATGCGCTCACCAGCTTTAGCGGCTTCCAGGTCGCGTTTGGCTTTCAGCTCGGCGGCCTGCGCTGCACTGACATAACTGTTAGTCTGATGGTCAATTTCAATGGTTCCAGCAGCCAACGCAGCGTCGAGGTCTTCCATGTTGCGGATTACGACGCCCGTTTTTTCGCTGATTTTTTGATACTCAGCCACTAACCTGGCATCTGAATCCTCAAGTTCCTGCTGAGCTTTTTTAAGGTTTTTTGTGGCGTCACTTAATTCATTGAATGCGCCGACTAGCTTGAAGGTCTGGTCTACGGTGTAGGTGATTGCAATCAGTGGTAAAGCTGCCTTTACCAATCCAAGAGCGGCTGATGCGGTCGTCGCCGAACCCGCTACGCCGTTCATGCTTGCTGAGAATAAGGTTCCATTCTTGGCGGCGGTTATCATCCCGGCGCTGGCGCTGGCAACTGCCGGTACATATTTACGTAGCAAAGCAGCGGCGGCCACTTCACCGGCCAGTGTCATGGTGTTAATAATTGCGTCCATATTGGTCGCAATTCCGGACAGATAGGATGCTATTTTTTCGCTGGCACCGGCGGCGGAGTCCATTTCACCGATAGCCAGCATAAATTCATTCTTTACTCGTTGAGCGGCCCGGCCAATGGTGTCTGGCATCATTTCGGCTTCTTCAGCAATTGCTGCTGATTGAGCCTGCAGCGCTCTTACCACCACTTCGGTGGAGAGTTCACCATCTTCAGCCATCTGGCGCAGCTCACCACGGGTAACCCCCAGACTGTCAGTCATTGCTTGTGCCAGACGGGGACTTTGCTCCATGACCGAGTTAAACTCGTCGCCACGCAGAACGCCTGACTGTAAACCCTGAGCTAACTGAGTAATGGCAGCATCCGCTGCCTGGGCGGATGAGCCAGACACCAGAAATGATTTACTGATGGTATCGGTTAAGACAGCTACTTCACGCTGAGACAGGTTCAGCTCTTTGGTGGAGCGATTCAGGGTGATATACAGATCGCCAACGGAACCCAATACCGCGCCTGTTGCATTGGCTGTACTACGGATATCCGCCAACCCCTGATCAAAACGCTGACCTTCACCAACTGCCAGCTTTAAACGTGCCGATAGGTTGGTGTACTCATCGGCCATGTTTTTAAGATCGGCAATTAACTGCGTACCCGTGCTGAAGCCGAATGCAGCAATAGCGGTTTTTTTCATGCCATCCAGCTGAGTCGAGATGGACTGTACACCCGCTGAAATTTTCCGATGCGAGCTTACATTTTGCTCGGCAGCCGCAGCTGTGGCCGTGGCTGTATTTTTAGCCTGCACCGCCTGCTGCTGCAAACCATCACGCAGTAACTGAATGCGAGCTGTGAGATCCTGCGTCGCTTTTCTGGCCTTTACCTGGTGTGCGGCCAGGTTTCCCGTTTCAACCCCAGCTGATTTCAATTCTGTACGAGCATTCTGGACAGCAACGCGGGAGGCTTGGTAAGCATCTGCGGCTGCTTTTACTGCATCGCGGGCCTTTTTAAAATCTTCAGTTTGCTTCTTCGTCGGTTTTTCGGTTGCAGCCAGTTCTTTACCCAACTGCTGGGCTTTTTGCTGCGCTTCTGAAAGCGTATCGGCGGAGTCTTTCGTCTTACGTTTTAGCTGCACAAACATATCAATCAATGATTGTTCGCGCGCAACCTCAAGCATTTCACGGCTTAAGTCGCTGGCAGCAGATTCCCAGGCAGAGGTTTCTGTCCCTGCTGCTTTCAGTTCTGCTATAGTCGCTTTAATATCACCCAGCCCATCGTGGGTTGTTTTGATTTTTAATGCGAGTTCGAGGTCTTTGCTCATGGCACCTGCTCAGTTTGCACTTCTGATGCTGAAAGTATTTGCGGTTGCTCTGCTGACAATTCCCGTAGGCGGTATCCTGTCCGTGTCAGTCATGCTGTTGGCCTTACTGGCTTCCGGCCTGGCCATTACGGTTTCTCTGTTGCGTTAAAAAGGCGGCATCCGGCCGCCTTATTTCATTGCTTCCCTGCGGTCGTCCCTGTTACGCCACCTGATTTACTTCGTAGAACGCCGACTCTCCGGCACCTTTGCTGGTGTCTTTCAGCACTTCGCCTTCGATCGGTACGTTCATCATTGACGTGCTTTTAAGCGCCAGCTCGTTCACGATGCCCGGCGATACTTTCCAGATATCGACAATGACCGGCTTGCCGGAGTCCGCTTCGTTGAGGCCGTCGAACACCAGGCCAAACTGCTTCTTGGCTTCGGTCAGCGGCTTCACTTTGTTGTATTCGCCATAGCTGTACGAGACCAATACCGGCAGGCCAACGGCGGGATCTGGTAAGGCGGCAATGGCGGTTGCCAGATCACCGGTTTCAGCAACCAGCGCACCGGCTCCCGTTACTTCATAGCCGGTGTATGTGGTTTGACCATCGGCACTGGTTACCACCACGCTGGATGCACCGGGGTGATCCAGGCGGATAAGGCCGCCGGTGTGCGCTTTCTTCGCCTCGTCCGTCACTGTGCCGCTGGCAACTGTTGTGCGTGAGCCGCGCGTGGCCATTGCGATGTTGTCGGCGTTGATGTCGTACAGCACAAAGGCCACACCCACCGATTCAATACGCCGCACCTCTGAGTGCGTACCGCCGCCCAGCCCGTCGTAGTCCGGGGTTTTTTCAACCTGTTCGTTGTGGGTGATTTTCAGGTCTGAGGTATTGCCAACGTAAAAACGCGGGCCGTCCACAACACTGAGATCCTGCAGATACACACGGCCGACGTTGGCCATAGGGCTGAATACTTTTACGCGCTGAATCGTCATTATTTAGTCTCCTTTGCCGAGGCTTGGGCAGTGGTTGTGGCGGTGGTTTTGGTAGCCGCAGCAGGCTCCTTCGCAACACCGTTTTTGTACAGCCACTGGGCGGTGCCAGGGCGTACTTTAATTTTTTCACCTGGTTGCTTTTGCTCACCTTTATGGGTGTGCGGTTTGTCCAGGGTGACTTCAATTTCTTCCTGTTTTGCCATGCTCAGTTCCTCACTGTTTTGCCTGTAAATTGGTTTCCACCGACCAGCTCAGTGGCGTATACGAGTATCCGTTCTGCCCACCTGGTCGCGGCGGCGTTTCAATCACTAATGGCCGGTTGCTGCCTTGCAGCTTTATGCCCATTAATGCCGCAGCAACGGAGCCGGTTAGTGCAATGGCATCTTGCCGGGCTGATGCGCCACTGCCACGGTTGCGGACATTGCGAATGGCAACCACCGTCAGCCAGTTCTGTTCTATCGTTGCGGCTTTGCCATCGGGGCGCGTCTCAATGACGCGGAAGCCGTTGTAAATCACATGCACTGCCGGGGTTGGCTGGCTGTCTTCTACGATGTCTGACAGATCGGTGGCCGTCAGGATGTGTACATCCGGCAGGGCATTTTTCAGCAGCTCAACCAGGGCTGATTCGATATCGCTGAGCATCAGTATTTATCCCAGGGAAAGGCCGATGGACGTGCTGAGACGGTCATACGCCCCGGCTCATCTGGCGTACTCGGCTGCTGGTAATTCAGCGATGCACGGCCCGCAGCCAGGTCACGCAAGTAACTATCCTGCTCTGCAATGGCTTTGCGCATTTCATCGCTTTTACGCAGACCGTACAGTCGCCCCAGGGCAATGGCCGCAACGGCAAATGGCAAGCCGGTGTTCTCATAGTGCTCAGGTGCCAGCGGCACCAGCTCACGGTAACGCTGATTAAGATAGGAGTCGGCGTAACGGCTGACCGACTCCAGCAGATCCTGCAGCTGCACAAGAGCGGCATCTGCCGCAGCAATTAACGCCTGATCCTCATTCGGGGATTCTCCGTTAAACCGCTGCTGCAGCAGATGACCGGTTACCCCCGGATTGCGGCTGGCGAACTGGGCAAGTTCTTCCCAGCCGTCAGTCGCAACCTGGGCTAACTCTTCTACGGTGGCGTAGGCAACCATCGTTTTCAGATACCCCGGACGATGCGGATAACATCACCGGGTGCTGTGGCGGCATCCAGTGAGTAACCGTTGCCGGTACCGGATGCCCGCGTAATGGCACGACCGGTTGCGTCTGACTCCACTTCGACACCTGCAGCCACGGCAGCACCGGCTTCCACCAGAATGCAGCCGAGTACGTTTGTGGTGGCTTGCTCGCCAGACTCTACGGCGAATTCGCTAACGCCCAGGGCTTTAGCCCCGGCTGCGCACAGGTCGCCGTCCAGGCCGACAAAACGGCGTTGAGCAATCGCAGCCGCAGCGGTGATCGACATCACCAGGATGGGTTGATGCGTTTTCATGCTAAATCTCCTTCGTTAACAGGGGTTCCAAACCGGGCCAAACCAGCCGCCTGCTTCGCGGCAAGTTCGGCTTCGGTCAGGTAAATAAAATCACCTGGCATGTACTTGTCGCCGTTATGCAGCAACGGCTCCAGAACTTCGCACTCCAGTTCGTCGGGCGTTGTTTTTGCAGCTGCTTTTTCTTCAGCGGCTTTGGCGTCGGCGGCGGCCTTTTCCTCAGCTGCTTTTTCTTCAGCTGCTTTGGCGTCGGCGGCGGCCTTTTCCTCAGCTGCTTTCTCTTCAGCAGCTTTGGCGTCGGCGGCGGCCTTTTCCTCAGCTGCTTTCTCTTCAGCGGCTTTGGCGTCGGCGGCTGCCTTTTCCTGAGCTGCTTTTTCTTCAGCGGCTTTAGCGTCGGCGGCTGCCTTTTCCTGAGCTGCTTTTTCTTCAGCGGCTTTGGCGTCGGCAGCGGCTTTATCAGCCGCTACTTTCGGGGGTTGTTTACGAGCTGCCATAAATCCCCCTTATTCTGCTGCGTTGGTGTCGCTGATCAGGTAGCCAGCATCGGCACCGAGCAGATAAGGACGGTAGGTATCGGTATTACGGATAATCTCGACCTTGCCGTCTTCTGTGCGGGAATCAATTCCCAGACCGTTCTTTTTACGCAACGTGTAGCCATAGCTGGCGTCATACATCAGGCGCTGGCTATCTCCACGCTTTGGCGGAACGTAGGCGAGTACGATGTTGTCACCCCAGACATCGGTAACGACATCACCGTTTGCTCCGGTATACAGGGACATACCGATAACAATATTTTCGATTTCAAAAATATCCTGCAGGTCTTCTTTGCGGATCAGGCGTTTACTGTCATTGGACAGCAAGGCTTTCAGTGCGGGATGACGCTTCAGCGTACGCCATGACTCGTAGCCGATAACCATGGTGTTAGGATGTTTGGCGATTTTCTGGCGGATGGCGGCCTTTCCATCATCAATAACACCTTCGGGGTCAGAATCCGGATGGGAGAACTGACTGGTGCCGCTCAGTGCAATCTTGTTACTGGTAGCGTAGTTGGCCGCGTTCTGTGCCAGGTCGGCGCAGTATTTTTCGCGGCGCAACTGAATACCTTCGGTGACAACATCAGTTGCCCAGGCACGCAGAGGAAATGCAGCTTCGGAGTCTTCCCGGTAATCGATTGGAAATTCCAAGTCGTGTTCATCCAGAATGATGTCCTTACCGTCAATATCACCAGGCTGGATGCGATTTGATTTAGCACGCAGCGCACGAATGGTGTTGTAAATACGGAACTTTTCTTTGCCAAAAATGGGAATTTTTCCGGCTTCTTTGTCGACTTCAACCATGGGGAACAGGTACTCGGCAATCAGCTCGGCATTACTGTAGCCAACGGCCAGTTGAGTCAGTACGGGGTCGACAACACGCAAATTTGCTAAACGTGACATAGGTTTCTCCTGGGGTGATCGGTGGCGTTATCGCCAGGCTTTACTGATTACCAACGGCATAAGCCGCTGTTTTGTAATCAACGTTGTGTTTTTTCATGTGTGCGCGGATTTTCTTATCCATTTCAATGGATTCCTTCGGCGTATTTTCCGCGTACTGCACGGCATCTTCTTCAGCCTGATCGGCATCGGATGCAGCGTTATCACCTGTTGCGGTTTCACCGAATTCCACACGGGGTGGCATCGCAGACAGTGTTTCGGAAAACACCTGGTGCAATGGTTTTGCCGCATCGCCTTCACCGAAGTTCAGGTTTTCAACCGACTGCAGGGCATCCAGTGCGGCGGTAATAACCGGCACACTGTCTTTACCAATGCGGGTGTCATTGGCCAGCTGCTCGGCGAATGCCAGGTTCTTTTCATGCGCGCGGTCAGCGGCATCTTTTGCGCGGGCGGCATTGGCTTCTGCGAGCTGGCGTTCCAATTCTTTGTTCTTTGCCTCAAGGGCTGCTGCGGCTTCTGGAGTCACGGTGTGTTCCTCTGTAGTGGGTAGCTGAGGTTCGGGCGCTGCTGGCTGGGCAGCAGCAGGTGCTTCTTCCGAAAATTCGATGGTGATGCAGTCGTCTTGCTCTGCGTAATTAACCAGCTGTGCTGCACGCAGCCCTTTAATGGCCGGTGGCTGAGCGCCCAGAAAAGCAATGTGGCGCAGGTAATAAACGCCCGGCACAGGGTTGTGCGGACTGGCCGGTGGATAAAAGGATGCGGATACTTTTTTAAATGCGCCGGACTTATGCAGCTCGGCAAAGTCGGCATTGACCTGGTGCGGAATGGCTTCCGGGCCATCTAATGCCATCTGCAGAGATTGCACCCAGCCGTAGGCAGGTGCGTCATCTTGCGGATGCCCAATGCACAGCGGGGCTTCGTGTTTGGCAGGATCGTAAGCCGCAACCGTGGCAGACAGATCAGACTCGCTGAACGTGAGCTGCTGGCCACCCATATCAATATGAGTGCCGGGCTTGAATAAATGGATAACTGGGTTTGGCATACTGGCTCACCTTTAAAGGAGTGAGGCCAGTATCGGGGAGGGTCGCGCGGTGCGTCTTTTAACGCAGTTTATAAATATTTTGAGGTTTTCTGGCAGGAGTTTAGCCATCGGCAGCATTGCATGCCGAAAGCCATTACGCAAAGCGTCTTAATTGCGCGTTATAACGCGTTATAACGCTTTGATACGGTTTTCTTTGGGCGGATGTAGCTGTGCGCCTTACAGGAGCGACTGTTGCGCCTCAGAATTGATTTCGTAATTCACCCGGCGCAGCACTGCATAAACCCACACTTTGCTGACTTTGTACTTTGCCGCCAGCTCTGCGTGATTGTCGCCGGTAAAATCCTGGTAAATGGCGAGGTCACGCTGACGCAGACGCATGCGTGCTCCTTTACCAAAATACAACTGCTGCCCGGCCCAGGCTTCGGTCAGGGTGTCGATGATTTCCAGTGCCATGGTGTCGGCCTCTTCGTCATTCAGGCCTGCTCGGCGAGCTGCTGCAGATGCAGTGTCGAACAAATCGGTCAGCATCTCCGGGGCATCGCGCATTAATTTACGGGCAGCGGTCATAGTGGCCTCCTGTTAAGGTCGCCTGCTTTAAGGTCAGGAGTGAGATTGGTTTTGTACGCGCTTTTGCCACTGCTTAAGCGATTCAATTAACCGGATCAACGTGGCGTTACTGCAAAACTCCGGGGCTTCAAACTGGCCCCGCGTCTGACGACGAACGTAACTGCGCAATGCCGCATCGGATGCGTCGCGCAGAATACCTGTTTCAGCCATGTCGCCCCAAACAGCTTTTAATTTATCCAGCAGATCTGCTGGTGCTTTTTTCGCGCTGGTTTTCGGCGGGCGGGTTTTAAACCCGCGCTGCTTCATAGCCTCAACCACTTTATGCAGATCCATCACGCCCATATCCGCAGACGAGGTTTTCCCCGCTACGGATTTAAGCAATGCCCGGTACGTGTCATCGTCC